TCAAAGATTCGCTGCCAACTCCTGAGCCTTCTTTATGTCACGCTGCTGTGCTGCCTTGCTCGATTTGTCGCCACCAACCAGCAGGATGATCAGCTCCTTGCCGCGTTGCGTGTAGTAGACGCGATACCCCGGGCCGACATCCACTCTCAGTTCGGAAATACCACCCGATAGATTCCGGTGATCGCCAGGATTTCCTGCGGCCAGTCGCTCAATCCGCGCCTGGATACGCGCTCGGCCAACGATGTCTTGCAGGCCGTCGATCCACTTTACGAATTCGAGCGTGCGCTTCGTTTTCACGCCTCAATGTAGCCTACAGGCTACACTCCGTCAAGTATCCCTGTAGCCGGCGGACTACACAGCCAGTTCCGCGCCATCGAACAGGGACAGATTGGCGCCCTCGCCTGCAGGATTGGTCAGGAGCGCGGCATAACCCAGCAGCGTCACCGCGGCGCTCGCGGCAAGCGCTGCCCTAAAGGCAGCGCGTAGGTGGGCCGCAGCACCGGCGTCGCGGGCTCAACCCGCCGAGCAGGCGACGTCCATCACCGCAGCGTTCAGTGTGCCCGGATGCACCGGCACGGGATCGAGCGGCCTGGGTTCGCCCCCGAGATACTCGTTGTCTGCGCTGATTTCCAGACTCGAGAGATGGGCCACGGTGTGCTTCTTGCAGTCATAGCGTGATCGGACATCCATGTACCGAGTCCGGGGGTGAACCTTGAGATCGTCGGGTACGGTATCAAGCACCTGGCGGACCGTCAGCGTGACGGTGTCACCCTCACGCCGCAGCTTCTGCTGCCTGTCGATATAGGTCTTGGAAGACGCACTGTTGCCCAGGTAGTACCAGCGCTCTGGTGATTTGACGCCGTCTGCTCGTTCTGATGCCGGCGTACCTGCATTTCCCGGCGTTACGCCCGCTTTTTCGGCTGCCTGGACCGAAGTACTGCCCAGAGCCACAGTGGCAAGAAGAATGGCGCCAACGCGCTTCAATTCAACGAACGTCATGTAATTACTGCTCCTTGCGACGACATGGGGGGGCAAGTATGCCGTTCGACCGAGCCGCGATTTCCACTCTTGCCTGAATAGGTTGCCCTTCGACTTCGCACCGCGGCTTGATCAATCTGCGCAGAAGCAGGACAGCGCCCGCGTTGCATCTGGGCTACGCTTCTTTGAGCCGCTCGACGGATGTGACTCAGAGCGCGACCAACAGACATCCTCACAAGGCTCCATCCGTGCTCAATCGCGCCTGCCTGCTCGGCACATTGTTACTGGCCAGTGGTTCATCCTTGGCCAAGCCCAGCACTGAGCTGCCTGAGGCAATGCGCATGGCCGAGGCTTATGTCTCAGGCCAGGGGATCCCAAACACCGGGCGTTACCTTGCCAGCGTCGTGTGGCATGAGCAGCCGGGCCACCCGGAGAAGAGCTGCTGGTCAGTCATGTGGCGGCCCAACGAGCCAGCGTTGGATGCTCAGCTGGTCGTGTGGGTGTGCAGCGACGGCAGGATCCACCACCAGGCTGGCGCATGGGGCTGACCTGCCAAGGGCCGACAAGGCGGATTGCGGAGCAAAAAAAGAGACGCCCAAGGGCGTCTTTTCTTTGAATGCATTGGTGGGCCGTGATGGATTCGAACCATCGACCAAAAGATTAAAAGATAGTTGGACTAGGTCTGAGGATCATGGACTTAGGCCATTTAATTTTCCCGGCCATGTACCGTGGAACACCTGCGGTTGGTGGGGCCGAAGGTCAATTTTCCCGGTGCTGGATCCAGCTGCAGACGTCGCCACCGCGATAATCGACAACCATCTGCAGCTGCTGCCGACGTCGCCCTAGCCCATCCACCCGAAAGGCGGCTCGATGGTGGCCTTGACCAGCATGTCGCCTGCACCGCATCGCGGTACCGGCGAATTCGGTCGGCGTCGTCGCGTAGCCGGACCTCTTGCCTGGCCATCCACCTCTCAGCGCCGGCACGCCCCAGTTCATAGCTGCTGCAGCGCCTGTACGGTCCACTTGATCCATTCCGGTGTCGGTCGAGGGTGGCCACCCAGCTGCCGTCGTCCACCCGCTGGAACATGGCCACTACCCACATCCCATCGCACATGATCACGGTCGGCAGGTCGCGGGGGCGACTTGCCAATGTGGTGGCCCAAGTGAAGCCTGTGGGCAAGGTCATGCGCGGCCGGCAGGATACGCGCCGCGCGCGGACCCCCGAACGCCCCGCAAGTCGCCGTACAGGTGCTGGGCTGGCCGACTTTGCGGGAGATGTGGCAGGAAAAGCGCTCGATGAAGCGCGCAGGCGTGAAGGGGAGACGAGTGGGCTCGCCGCGCTTCGGCCTGATCAGCTAGATCCAACAGCGCGCTTCACTGATCGACCGCTCCTCAGTCGATCTTTGCTCACGCCCCGGCGATTCCTACACGGAAGGCATGAAAATTGCATGGATAGATCGAGCAACGCAGTTAGTGCACGCTAGACCCCCCCGAGGAGGGCATATAGAAATGGAAATCGTCGCTTTCGAAGTTAGTCGCTATCGCAGCATCAAGAAGACGGAAAGGCTTTCGCTAGGGAACCCAACCGTTATTGTCGGCCCGAACAACGAGGGCAAAAGTAATATCATTCGCGCGCTCACGCTCTGCGTTCGATTCATCTGCGCGCCACGAGACAGCATCCTGACTAGAACCTGGTCTTACGAATGGCCTCGGGATTTTCCGATTGAACTTCAAAAGAGAAAGAAGAATTTAGACTCTGTATTTCTGATTGAACTAAAGCTCAGCGCAGAGGAGCGCGATCGATTTTACGAAAGGGTAGGCAGCAGAAACAACGGCACCCTTAAAATCGTTGTGAGCATGGGTCCGACGGGGGCCCAATTCGACGTTCTGAAACAGGGAAGTGGAAAGGAGGCGATGCGTACTGGAGCAAGCAAGATCCGGCAATTTGTGCAAGATCACCTTCGCATCCAGTACATTCCTGCGGTCCGAACGGCGGGCGCAGCAAGGGATGTTATCCATCAACTAATTGAAGACGATCTGGCGCAGGTTGAAAGCAGTACAGAATACCAGAAGGCATTGCAGGCGATTAGCGACTTGCAAAAGCCGATCATGGACAGTTTGAGCAATAAGCTCTCTGGCACTTTAAAGGACTTTCTTCCGGCGATCAAAACCGTCCAGATCAGTACAACTGTTGAGGCAAGGAGACGCGCACTGCGTTCAACCTACGACATCCAGATCGATGATGGAACGAGAACTTCGCTAGACAGAAAGGGAGACGGCGTCCAAAGCTTGGCGGCTCTTGCACTCATGAAGCATGCTGTCACGCCTCAAACCGCAGGGACGAAGCTGGTGCTAGCAATCGAGGAGCCGGAATCTCATTTGCACCCTACCGCAATCCACCAATTACAAGCTGTGATACTCGAGCTTAGCCGCGAGCATCAAGTTATTATCAGCACACACTGCCCTCTTTTCGTGGACAGAAGAGACGTATCAAAGAACATAATAGTAAACAATAAAAGTGCACGCGCAGCGAGGGATGTAGAAGAAATCCGCAAGGCACTCGGTGTTCGCGTCTCTGACAATCTGAGAAATGCCGAGCTTGTTCTCATCGTCGAAGGTGAGACAGACAGGCAGACGCTTAGTTCGATTTTCAAGAGTGAGTCTGCAGTGCTTGGCTCGGCCCTGGACACTGGGTTGTTCGCCATCGACTCCCTTGCTGGGGCAACCAATCTAACCTACAAGCTGCAGCACCTACGAGATTCGCTTTGCAGGACGGTTGTGTTGCTAGATAAGGATCAGTCAGCGGACGCAGCCAAAGCCAAGGCGCTCGCTCAAGGCTTGGCATCTGCAGCCGACGTCTTCCAGTTACATCGAGGCGGCAAAGAAGCAGAACTTGAAGATCTCATCATTGAAGCCCTGTATTCCGATTTTTTAAAGAATAACTACGGCATCGATATCGGAAAGCCAACAGCGGCGGAGGCAAAGCAAAAATGGTCTGACCGACTCGTTGCGATGGCGGGAAGGCAAGGGCATCCACTTTCGGATACGGACGTAACGGCGATCAAGATCGGAATCACCAAGATTGTCACTCAAGCCACTCAGCCCGTCCTGAACAAAGGTCTGCGCGGACCAATTGACAACCTAATCTCTGAGCTAGAAAAGCGCTGCAGGTAAGCTCCGCGTTCAGTCATTCAATGCGCCCCACTACGATTGTGAGTAGTTGGGGCGCTTTTCCAGTTCATATCTCAACCGCGCCGCTGTTCTACGGGACGATACCCATCAGCTGCGACAGACATCTACTCCTCCCAGCCGAAGGGGGGCTTGATGTGTCGCTTGGCCAACCTGTTTGCCCGCACCGCCTCTCGATAGGCCTCGATCTTGGCCATATCCTCGCGCAGGCGGGTCTCGTGCCTGGTTACCCACATCTCGGCGCCGGCGCGACCCTGCTCGTAGCTGGTACACCAGCGAAACGGCCCACCGGGACCATGCCGGTGCCGGTCGAGACTGGCGATCCAGTTCCCGTCGTTAACCCGTTGCATCAATACGACCACCCAAACGCCGCTGCAGGCGATGACCGTGGGGGCATCGTCGGGGAGGCTGGCAGAACGCGTCGTCCAGTAGAAGTCGGGGGACAGCGGCATGGCCGGCAGCATACGGCTGGGCGTCGCAAACGCTGCGACAAGGGAGCGGGCGGCAGGCGTGAGCGTGTACGCCGACGGGGATGGTGATGGGCCCTTACGCGCGACAAGGTGCAATTTTTCAGGTGACCATGGGAAAGAGGTAATAAAGGTAACCACCCTGAGAGAGGCAGCCTGTCCTCCTTTACAAACAATGACTTATACTGAATTTATCAAGGTAACAATAGGGTAACCTCTGAGTAATCCCATTACCTTCTTCAGAGGTAACATTGGCGAAAGAAAATTTCGTTATGAATCAATGACATTACTTTGTAGGGGTCGAAAAATTACCTCAGATCACCTCGCAAGGTAACCACGACTTTTCTTCTTCTATCAGTCACTTATAAGCGGCTTGCATACTCGTGTTACTTGGTTACCTCGTTCCCGTGGTCACCTGAAAAATTGGCTCCGCCCGAAGTTGGCCAAAGGAGGCCACAAGGCGCCACACAGACACCCCCTATCGCGCAGGGAACCGCAGGGCGAGCAGGTGCCAGCGAAGCCCGGAAAACGCCATACAGGGCCGGGGCTGGGCCTTGCTGCAGGCAGTGCAGAAAAAGCACCCTATGAAGTGCGCAGGCGTGGCGGGGAGACGAGTGCGCACGCCAGGGAGTAGCATCACCCCGGTCGCGCCATGGGTGACGGAATGAAACCAGCAACCAAGAACGGCTCTGTCGCGCTGATGTGGCTCTCAGCGGTTGCAGGGCTCGCCTACGGCAATACTGCTCAGGCTCAAGACCTCAACCCGACCGGGCTGCAGCTGATGCATGCACCGGACTGGCACGCCGTTGGCGAGAGAACTCAGGTTCATCACGGTTCGCTTGTCGCGAATCCGCCCCGGTTGGACGTCTGGCAGCGTTCTGCTCTGACTGGGCAGTACGGGGACTGGGTCTACGTGAAGGTGCTCATCGACTGTCAGCGATGGACGCAGCTTCCCTTCGCGACCTTAGCGGCTTCCGGACGATTCATGATGTGGGCTGACGCGGATGAACGAATGAAGGCGGGGTGGCAGCCCGAAGGCGCTCAGCAAGGCCGGATCATCTCTGCCCTCTGTGGGCAGTACGGCTACAAAAAGCCCCGCCAGACTTCCCCCGCGCCGGACGCCGATCAGAACTTTGTTATCCGCTCCCCAGCTGTCACCCGATAACAGCCAAAAAGAAAGCCGCCCGAGGGCGGCTTCTTTGTACTGTGCAGCGCGAATGTCTACGGACTGGGCAGACGGGACCGTGCCACGTCGAAGTAGTGGCCAGTCATCTCGATGCCGGTCCAGTGGTAGCCCTCAGCATCCGCGGCTACCAGCGTGGTGCCCGAGCCGGCGAACGGATCGAGGATGCGCCCACCCTGCTCGCAGATCCGCACCAGCTGGCGCATGAGGTCGGTCGGCTTGCCGGTGAGGTGGTGCTTGTCTGACTTACGCACGGCCTCGCGGAAGACACCCGGCAGCGTTGGCGCCGCCCGGTCCAGTGGCATTGCCCCCTTGCTGCCCCATACGACGTACTCGGCCTGGTTGGAGAAACGGCCGCGCTGAGGCCGTACGCCGCCCGTCTTGTCCCACACCGCCACACCGCGCCAGGTGAAGCCGGCGCACTGCAGAGCGTCGGTGGTCAGCGGCAGCTGCCGCCAGTCGGTGAACAGCAGCACCGGCGCACCCTCCCGGAGGACGCGGTTGCATTGGGCCAACCACAGCTGCATCCACGCCAGGTGCGAGCGCTGGTCGCGTTCGTCGCTGGGGAAGTCAGCGTGCAGATAGGGCGCACCGCTCTGCATGTACTTCTCGTTGGGGCTGCGCTGGCGAGCAGACGCGTGGACACCGCCGCTTGCATACGGGGGGTCAGTGATGAGGGCGTCGAAGCTGTTGGCCGGCAGGGTCGGCAGGACGGTCAGGGCATCGCCGTGGATCAGTTCGTTCTTCATGGGTAGAGCCTTCTTCGTGGTGTCGCTCGCGGCGATCCGTGGAGAGGCTCTTGGCCTTCATGTGGTTCATTTCCCCACAACGGGGGCATTTCATCTGTAGGTCATAGTCGCCTGCGGCCTTGGCCAGCAGTCGCGCACAGCCGCCGCAGCGCAGGTTATGGCGGCCGGTCATCACGCTGCCGCTCCCAGGTCGAAGGAATCGAACCGAATCACCTCTTGCGCCAGCCATTCGTTGATCGCGGCCAAGCGCGTCTGGAGTGGCGCCAGTTCCATGGCCGCCCACACGGTCGCCGCATCGCGGATCGAGCCGAAGCCACCACTGTTCTGCGGCACGATGCCCAGCAGCTGCGGGGGTACCCGCAGCGCCGCCAGCATGTCATCGCGGGTCACGCTTTTGATGCCGGCGAACTCATCGCGTGCCGCCACCTCGCTGACCGGAATCACCTGCAGGCCGTCCTTCTTGCCATTGGGCGAATGCACGAACAGGTTCTTGAAATTGCCCGGCCCGCGCGACTGGCGCAGCGCATCGCGCAGAGCATCCACGTCCATCCCTTCCGGCTGCGGATCGGTCATGTAGAGGATGTAGCCGGCGTGGGAGCCGTTGTTGTAATACTTCCGCCGGAACAGCGTGGCCGACTCGTTCAGGAGCGCCGACTGCACAGCTGGCATCCACTCGGGCACGCCGTAGATTTCCTGATCCGCGTCGGCCTCGCGCAGCTGGAACACCTCGCCACCGGGGAACTCATGCTCCACGCGGCCAGCGCGCACCTGGAAGAACTCGCCATCCTTCACGCCCCTGCGCACGTATTGGGCCAGCGGCACCGCCAAGCTGTGCGCGGCGCCGGACAAAGCACGACGCCGCTCAACGTAGGCCATGCCGAAGGTGGTGTAGTCCAATGCCAGCTGCGAGAACGCCTCGCGGCTCAGCAAGCGATGCGGGCGGAAAGTGCGCACCAGCATGTTGCGCTTGAACGTGAGGCCGCTGTGCAAGTACGGATTTGCTCGCGTAGTGCGCGACAGGCCATACAGATCCACGGGAGGCTCGAAGTAGCGGCCGTTCCTCCAGCATTCGAGGTAGTCGAGGATGCCGCGCGACTCCAGCACGGGAGTGGCCTCGCCGAAAGTGAACGCCTCGATACTCGCCGGCGCCGCAGTGGCGCCCTGGTTGGGGTCTGTCATCAGAAAATCTCCATGGTGCCGCGTGCTGCAGCGCCGCCTTCCAGCGGTTCGTTCTGCAGGGCGTGCATGAGTGCCCACGCCAGATCGGCGTGCCCGGTGATGCGCGAGCGGCCAGCGGTGTAGGTCACCTGGCGTCCGCTCGGGGTAATGGTTTTCTGGATGGCCAACAGCGATTGCGTGAGGTCGGTCCAACCTGCGTCGTATTCCAGACGCTCGTTTTTGATGACATCGAACGCCTTCAGCACCAGCCTGGTTTTCACTTCTGGCGAGTAGTTAAAGACGGTCACGCCAGGGAAGAACTGGCGCACCAGCTGCGCCACGCCCGTACCCATGCCGGTAGCGTCGATGCCGATATAGGTCACCCAATACCGCAGGGTGATCTGCTGAATGAACGCGGCCTGCGCCGCAAAGTCCATGCCCTTAAACTGATGGCGTTCCAGCACGCGTAACTTGCCACCGGGCACCGGCGGCGGGGCCAGCACCACGATGCCGGCGCTGTCCCCCGTCTCGGCCGGGTCATACCCGATCCACACCGCGCGCTCGCCATAGGGGCGAATGGCGAACGGCTTGAAGTCGTCGGCCCAATCCACCCAGCTATCAACCTGGCACGGCTGCAGCATCGTGAGCGGGAAGACGCTGGCGCTGTCGTCCACGAACTCGCACATCAGCAGGTTGGCGAATTCCTCGGCGCTGTAGTCGCGCCGCAGTTCCTCAATATCGAACAGATCGCAGCCCCGGCCGGCGGCGTCCAGCACGGTCACGATCTGGCGCCAGATGGCGTCCTCGCAGCGGCGACCGCCCATCAGGCGCGCATGGCTCACGTCCAGCTGGATCTGCTGGGAGACTGGACGCCCCTTGTTGAAGCGATCACCGGTCCAGAAGTCGAACGCTTCGTGAGCCATGGTTGACGGCGTACTGAAGTAGGTCTTGCGCCACTTCTTGTGCATCGCCATACCGCTGGCGACCTTGTTCAGCTGGTTGAAGCCGTAGGTCCAGAAGAACTCATCGAAGTAGAAATTGCCGTGGTAGCCCTGCGCGGTGCGGGCGTTCGTACCGAGGAAGAACAGCTCGGCGCCGTTGGCCAACGTGATCGGATCGCCGGTCAGATCGCGGTCCAGCACCTCGCGCACAAACCCGCGCATGTAGCCGAGGAAGATGTGCGCCTGGCTCTTGGATGCGCTCAGGAAAATCTGGTTGCGGCCCGTGGTCAGCGCATCGATCAACGCCTCGCGGGCGAAGTAGTAGGTAGCGCCGATCTGGCGCGATTTCAGGATGATGCGCGTGCGCTCGTTGCCTGCGCGGTACCAATCGCGCTGGTAGTCGAAACAGCCGTCTACAAACGCCGTTTGCAGGCGTTCGATCTCTTCCTCGCTGAATTCGTTCTTACGCGCCTTCTTCTTTGGTGCGGCGTTGCGATTGGCCACCGCAGGATTCAGATCGGCCTCATTGCCGCCGCCCTGGTAGCGCTGAATCCGGGCCTGCCGTTCTAGCTGGCGGTGGAGCAGATCAATCTCTTTGAAGTCGCCGCCGGTCTTTTCCTCTTTATGGATGAGGATGGCCAACCGCGCTTCCAGTGCCCCGCCGATGCGCTCGACAGTGTCTGCGCGGTCCCATTCGTCGCGCGCCTTCCAGCTGTGAACGGTCTTTTCTTTCTCGCCAATCAGGTTGGCGATATCGCACACGCGCCAACCCATCCAGTACAGGAACTTGGCTTGGCGTCGTGGATCGACGTGGAGTTTTTCGGCTAGGCTGCTCACGTGAACAGGTTGCCCGGCGTCACGCGCGCGCGACACGAAAACCCCACGTAGAACAGCGGCTTACACATCGTTCGCGTTGCCGCCGACTCGCCCTCATTCGACCATGGGTCATCGCATCGAGAACCGATGCGCACCGACACCAGCAGAGGGCGAGATGGCCAGCAAAACCAAGAAGCGTTCCGAGTTCTTCCGTGTGGCCGTCGAAGGCGCGACCACTGATGGCCGCGTGATCGAACGACAGCAGATCGCGGACATTGCCGAGACCTACGATCCGCAGGTGTACGGCGCCCGCATCTGGCTGGAACACTTCCGCAGCACGCTGCCGGACAGCCCGTTCCGCGCCTACGGCGACGTGCTGGCAGTCAAGGCCGAGGAAGTGGACATCGCCGGCAAGAAGAAGCTGGCCCTGTTCGCGCAGGTCGAGCCGACCGATGACCTGGTCGATATGGTGAACGTGCGCAAGCAGAAGGTCTTCACCAGCATTGAGATTTCGCCGGAGTTCGCCGACAGCGGCAAGGCGTACCTGTTTGGCCTGGCTGTCACCGATTCGCCGGCCAGCCTGGGCACCAGCATGCTCGCATTCTCGGCGCAGCACCCCGACAGCAGCCCGCTCAAGGATCGTAAGCAGGCACCGGAGAACCTGTTCACCGAGGCCACCGAGACCATCATCAAGTTCACTGCCGATGATGAGCAGCAGGCTCGCCCCGGCCCGGTCGCCGCATTGCTGTCCAGCCTGGGCCTTGCCAAGAAGACCGCTCCAGCACCGGCGAAGGAAGATCCCGAATTCAACGTGGCCGAGTTCGCCACCAAGCTGCTTGGCGCGGTAGGCGAGCAGGACGCGGCCATGGCCAAGCTGGGCCAGGACAACCGTGAACTGCGCGAGCAGGTGCAGGCGCTGTCCACGCAGGTCAATGGCCTGCGCAAGAAGCTGGACGAAACCCCGCAGTCCTTCACCAAGCGCCCGCCTGTGCCCGGTGGCAAGGACGTGGACGCCGCCAACATCACCGACTGCTGATCGGCCCCTCTCTCACCATTCCCGGAGCTAACCCATGCGTACCGAAACCCGCCACCTGTTCGAGGGCTACACCCAGCAGGTTGCAACGCTGAACAACGTCAGCGGCGTTGCCAATACCTTCTCTGTCGAGCCGACCGTGCAGCAGAGCCTCGAAGCCCGCATGCAGGAGAGCAGTTCGTTCCTGCAGGCGATCAACATGGTCGGCGTGAACGAACTGAAGGGCCAGAAGGTTGGCGTTGGCATCACTGGCACCATCGCCGGACGCACCGACACCAGCGGCAACGGCGAGCGCAACCCGTCCGATCCGACCTCGCTGGGGTCCAACAGCTACGAGTGCCAGAAGACCGACTTCGACACCGCCCTGCCCTATGCGCGTCTGGATGCCTGGGCGCACCGCCCCGAGTTCCAGACCCTGATCCGCGACGGGATCATCCAGCGCCAGGCGCTGGACCGGATCATGATCGGTTGGCACGGCACCAGCATTGCCATCAACACCGACCGTGTCGCCAATCCGATGCTGCAGGATGTGAACAAGGGCTGGCTGCAGAAGTACCGCGAGCATGCGTCCGAGCGCGTCATGACCGAAGGCGTCGATGGCAGCGGCAAGATCAAGGTGGGCGGTACCGGCGCTGACTACGGCAACATCGATGCCCTGGTGATGGACCTGGTCGCCAACATGATCGACCCGTGGCATCAGGAAGATCCGAGCTTGGTGGTGATCTGTGGCCGCCAGTTGGTCCACGACAAGTACTTCCCGATCATCAACCGTGACAACGCCCCTACCGAGAAGGTCGCGGCAGAACTGATCCTGGGCGCCAAGCGCATCGGTGGCCTGCAGCCGGTCATCGTGCCGTTCTTCCCGGCCAAGTCGCTGATGGTGACCAGCCTCAGCAACCTGTCGCTGTACTGGCAGATTGCCTCGCGCCGCCGTCACATCATCGAGCAGCCGAACAAGAACCGCGTCGCCAACTTCGAGTCGTCCAACGATGACTACGTGGTTGAGGACTACGGCCTGGGCGCGGTGGCCGAGAACATCGAGTTCGGGGTCTGACCATGGCCGACACCCCCGCCAGCCGTCATGTGAAGCGTGCGCTCGCCTCGAAGGAGGCGGCGCGCACCGCCGGCAGCAACCTGATGGAAGGAACCACCATCTACCAGCAGATGCAGGTGCGTCTGACGGCCGACCGCGCCCGCCTGAAACAGATCCAGTCCACCCAAGGCAAGGCCCAGCTCAAGGTGGCTCTGCTGCCCTCCTACACCCCGTATCTGGAAGGCGTGCTCTCCGCCAACGCCGGCGGCAAGGACGACATCGTTTCCACGCTGATGCTCTGGCACTTCGATGCCGGTCAGTTCGATGCCGGGCTGGACATTGCGCAGTACGTGCTTGCGCACGGGCTGGATATGCCGGACGCGCACAAGCGCACCGCAGGCTGCGTGGTTGCCGAAGAAATCGGACAGGCAGCCGTGAACGCCCTCAAGACCAGCGCACCGTTCGATCTGGCTGTGCTTGACCGTGCGGTGGAGTTGACCGATGGCCAGGACATGCCCGACGAAGTGCAGGCCCGTCTGCTGGTGGCACGCGGCCGTGGCCGGCTCGCAACGGATACCGTCGACGCGCCGCTGGATGCCGAGGCTGTCGGCCAGGTCATCGACGATCTGCGCAAGGCTATCCAGCTGCATGACGCCTGCGGCGGCAAGGAAGACCTCAAGCGCGCCGAGCGCCTGATGAAGAAGTTCGAGGCCAGCCAGTCCAACGACTGATCTCACACCGAGCGTACCCCGCAACCCCGCCGGCTCGGGGCCGATCACCAAGACCTCTCTCCCTTGGTGTGACGCCCCGACCACCGGCGACCTACTAGGCCACCATGAGCAGCTTTGTTGCCAACGCATCGCCCGTCACCAAGCAGCCCAACGTCACCGCCGGCGCGTTCTGGCCGGAAATCGACGTGGCCGTGCTGCGCGAGACGATCCGCATTCCCGGCGACATTCAGGCACCGCGGATGCGCAGCACCGTGGTGTCGGCGGTCATGGACGTAACGCGGGAACTGGAAGCTTGGCAGGCGGGCAAGGAAGCCGCCGGGTACGCCACCCTGGCCGACGTGCCGGCGCCGATGATCGACGGCAGCACACGCCTGGTGCATCTGTTTCTGCGCGCGGTGGGCTGCGCCACCGCTGTTGAGCTGCACGAGCGCTACCGATCCTATGACGCCACCGCACAAGGCAACCAGCGTGCGGAGGAACTGACCCCGACCATTGATGAAATCCGCCGTGACCTGCGCAACACCCTTTGCGATCTGCAGGGCTTGCGGCGGGTCACGGTGGAACTGATCTGATGCGCGTCGTCTCGATGCAGGGCGACACGCTTGATGCGCTCTGCCACCGGCACCTGGGCACCACCGCCGGCATGGTCGAGAAGGCGCACGCACTGAACTACGGCATCAGCCTGCTTGGGCCAGTCCTGCCCATCGGCACTGTCGTGGAGCTACCCGATGTACCCGCACCCTCCACCGGCGCCGCTATGCGCCCCCTTGTTCAGCTATGGGATTGAAGATGACCGAACCAACCTCTACCGGAAGCATGGCAGCACTGGCAACGGGGGTCGGCCTCGCGTCGATTCTGCCGGGGATCCAAACTGATGCCTTCCTGGGCGCCTTCGCCGGCGCCACCCTGTTCGTCGTGTCGGCTAAGAACCTGCCGATCTGGAAGCGCCTGGTGTATCTGGCCATCAGCGTCGTGGCCGGTTACCTCGGCGGCACCGAGGTAATGCAGCGCTTCGGCGTGGTGTCCACTGGCCTTGCCGCATTCATCTGCGCGGCGGTCATCGTCACCCTGACCCTGAGCCTGATCGAGCGCAGCCGCACGGCTGATGTGACCCGCCTGCCGCGTGGAGGCTCCGATGGCTGAGTTCCTGACCACGGCCACGCTGGTGTGCAGCCTGGCCATCTGCATCCGTCTGCTGACCTACCGGCCAGCCCCGGGCGCCAACCACCGCCCCGCCATCGCTTGGTGCGCGTGGCTGCTGATCGCCGCCACCGGCGGCCTGGCGCTGCAGATCATGCTGCAGGGCGCCCGTGCCCACGTCACCGTCTGGCAGCTGCTGCTACTGCTGGTCCTGCTGGTGGCCACCTATCGCTCGCGCGGCAACGTCGCGCACCTGTTCGGGAGCAAATGACGTGCTGACCGCCCCACAACTGGCGCAGATCATGCAATGTCCTCTCCCCCGCGCTCAGCGCTCGGTGGCGCCGTTCAATGCGGCAATGAAGCGCTTCGGGATCAACACCCCCGTGCGCGCCGCGCACTTCCTCGCACAGGTTGGCCACGAAAGCCTGAGCCTGTCGCGCGTGGAAGAGTCGCTCAGCTACAGCCGCGAGCGCCTGCTCGAGGTGTTCGGCAAGTACGTCGAAGGCCCCGAGGCTGCCGCGTTCGTCCACCAGCCGGCGAAGCTGGGCAACCGCGTCTATGCCAACCGCAACGGCAACGGCAATGAGGCCAGCGGCGACGGCTACGCCTATCGCGGGCGCGGCCCGATGATGCACACCGGCCGGGGCAACTATCGCCACATCGGCCAGCTGATCGGCCAGCCGCTGGAAGAATTGCCCGCCCTGCTGATCGAGCCCGAAATCGGCGCCATGGCGGCGGCCGCGTTCTGGGACGACAACCGCCTGAACGCCTACGCTGACCAGCGGGACGTGCTGGGCGTCAGCCGGATGGTCAACCTGGGCAATGCTCGCAGCCGCGCCACACCGAACGGGATGGCCGACCGCACGGCGCGCACCAACCGCGCCCTGGCCGCGCTGGGCGCACGCTGATGCTTTATCGCGTCCTCGCCATCGTGGGGCTGATTGCGGCTACTGCGGGCCTTTTCAGCTGCCAGCAGGCGCGGGTGAACAGCGCCAACACCGCGCTGGACCGCGCCAACGCCGCCCTGGCCAGCGCCAACGCCGAGAAGAAGGATCTGGCCGGCAAACTGGAACTGGCACAGGGCACCACCCGCGTCGTGACCCAGTACGTGGACCGCGTACAGGTGGTGCGCGAGCGCGGCGACACCATCACCAAAGAGGTTCCCGTCTATGTCACTCCGACCGCTGATGCCGCTTGCGCTGTGCCTGTTGGCTTCGTGCGCATCCATGACGCCGCTGCGGCAGGCACCGCCCCCACCGGAACTGCCGGCGATCCTGCTGCGCCCGCTGCCGGCGTTACGCTCTCTGCCGTCGCCGAAACCACCGCAGTCAACTACGGCCAGTACCACGCCGCCGCCGAGCAGGTGACGGCGCTGCAGCAGCTGGTGATGCAGCTGCACAGCGCCTTGGCCGAGTGCGCGCGCCGATGAAGAAGCCCCAACTGCTCCGCCAGCACCTGGTCGCGGCGATGCCGTCGCTGGCCGCCGATCCGGAACGCCTGTTGGTGTTCGTGGACGACGGCGGGCTGGAAGCCAGCTTCACGGCTGGCCTGTCCTTCCAGTACCGCTACACCCTCGAACTGATCCTGCGCGACTTCGCCGGAGCGCCCGAGGCCGTGATGGTGCCGCTGCTGCAGTGGCTGACGCGGCACCAGCCCGATCTGCTGGCCAACCCCGACAACCGCGAAAAGCTGGCCTTCGAGGTGGACGTGCTGAGCGATACCATGGTCGATCTGGCCATCCGGTTGCCGCTGACCGAGCGCGTGCGCGTCGTGCAGGACGACGCTGGTGTGTTCCAGCTGCAGTACCTGCCCGAGCCGCGCGCCGAATGGGAGCACCGGCACACGCTCGCGGGTGGCCCGCTGACGGCCGACGGTGAAGTGCTGGGCACCCTGCCGGCGATCACCGAATGAGTGAGGATCTGCAGCGTCTTGAGGCATGGGTGGCGCCGCTGCTACAGCAGCTGAAGCCTGCCCAGCGCAGCCAGCTGGCCCGCAAGGTCGGCACCGCCGTGCGGCGCTCCCAGCAAAAGCGCATCGCAGGCCAGCAGAACCCCGATGGTTCCCTATTCGCCGCGCGACGCAACGCACCGCCTCGCCGGGCCAAGGCCGGCCGCATCAAGCGCGGCGCCATGTTCGGCAAGATCCGGCAGGCCAAGCATCTGCGCGTGCGGGGCAGTGCCAGTGAGGCGGCAGTGGGCTTCGCCGGCCGCGTCTCTCGCATCGCCCGCATTCACCAAGAAGGCCGCACCGACTCCGTCAGCAAGGGCGGACCCAGCGTCACCTACGCGCGACGCGTGCTGCTTGGCTTCACCACTGCCGACGAACAGCTGGTACGCGAGCTGATCCTCGATCACCTGAACACGCTGTAGCGTAAGCGGCTGCGCTACACGCCGTATTCCACGGCCTCGCGCGCGCGCGATGGGAATCTGGACCGGACCCATCAGCCGGTGCATCCGTGTCCTCATTTACCGCCATCGAAGTCGATAAGCTGCCGGCGCCGGACATCTTCGAGCAGCGTACGTTCGAGGCCATCTTGGCCGAGCGCCTGGCCGAGTTCCGGCGCCTGTGTCCCGACTACACCGCCCTGGTCGAATCTGATCCGGTAATGAAGCTCCTGCAGGCCAGCGCCTACCGCGAGCTGGTGCTGCGTGAGCAGTTCAACCAACGCGCACGCGGCCTGCTGCTGCCCTACTCCAACGGCGCCGATCTGGACAACCTCGCTGTGCCGTTCGGCGTGCAGCGCAAGCTGCTGACCCCGGCAGATCCCAAGACGAACACGTCCGCCGTCTACGAGAACGACACCGCGTTCCGCCGCCGCATCCAGCTGGCACCGGAAAGCCTGTCGGTGGCCGGCCCCGAGGGGGCCTACATCTTCCACACGCTGTCGGCGCATTCCGACGTTCTCGATGCGAGCGTGGCCAGCCCGTCGCCGGGCAAGGTGGTGGTCACGGTGCTGTCGCGGCAAGGCAACGGCACACCATCGGCGTCGCTGTTGAAGACCGTCGAAGCTGCGCTGCTCAACGACAACGTGCGTCCCCTGACCGACTACGTGACCGTGGCCCCGGCCATCGTGAAGCCGTTCGAGATCCGCGCGCGCCTGGTCACGTTCAATGGCCCGGACAGCGCCTTGGTGCTGGCCGAGGCCCGGCGCCGCGTGTCGCTGTTCCTGCAGCAGACACAACGCCTGGGCCGCGACGTGCCGCTGTCGGCGCTCTACTCCGCTTTGCACGTCGATGGCGTCCACCGCGTGCAGCTGCAGATGCCCACGGCCGATATGCCGGTGGACGCGCAGTCGGCGCCGTACTGCACCAGCGTGGTGATCGAACACGGCGGCACCGATGCCTGATGCCACCACCCTACTGCCGCCCAACTCGACGCGGCTGGAACGCGCTGTGGAGCGCGCTGACGCCCAGCTGTCGGCGGTGCCCATGGTTCACGACACGCTCTGGAACCCGTGGAACTGTCCGGCCGAGTTCCTGCCGTTCCTCGCGTGGAGCGTGTCCGTTGACACCTGGGACAGCAACTGGCCAGAGCGCATCAAGCGCGCACGCATCGCCAGTTCGTTCCAGATCCAGCGCCACAAGGGCACCGCCAAGAGCATTGCCGACCTGATCGCCAGCTTTGGCGGTCAGATGCAGATCCGCGAGTGGTGGCAGACGACACCGCAAGGTGAGCCGCACACATTCAGCCTGTTCTTAACGATCAGCGGCGACGGCGGACAGGACTCGTCGGCCGAGTTCGTCCACCAGATCGTGGACGCGGTGAACCGAACCAAGCCCGTGCGCTCGCACTTCACTTTCACCCAAGGCATTCAGGCCGACAGCCAAGTCGCAACCGTCGCAGGTGCCCAAGCGGCGGTCTACCGCCGCCTGACGATGACCGGAGATTGACCCCCATGCGCATGAAGATCACCAACGCCGGCCGCGCCAAGCTGGTCAACGGCACCAACACTGGCACCAACACGGTGCTGATTTCCCACATCGGCCTCACTGCTACTGCGTTCACGCCGACCGCTGCGATGACGCAGCTGCCGGGCGAGTTCAAGAGGATGACCAGCTTCGGCGGCGATGCAGTTGCGGCCGACACGATTCACGTCACGCTGCAGGACAGCGGTACGGACAAGTACCAGCTACGCGGCTTCGGCCTGTACTTGGCCGATGGCACGCTGTTTGCCGTCTATGGCCAGGCAGACGCCATCATGGAGAAGGCGACCATTTCCACGCTGCTGCTTTCGGCCGACGTGGTTTTCGCCGATATCGACACGGCGCAGATCAAGTTTGGCAGCGCCCAGTTCCTGAATCCGCCGGCCACTGAATCGGTCGCGGGCGTGGTCGAGCTGGCAGACGGCACCGAAACCACCAACGGCTCCGATGCAGTTCGAGCGGTGACGCCGCGCGGCCTGAAAACTGCACTGAACAACCGCTTCGGCGGTGACGCTCCGACGCCGCTCGTCAAAACGCTGCTGTCTCTGGCCACCGCCGCGGCTATCCGCGCCAGCCTCGAACTGAAAGGCGCCGCCCTGAAAGATATGGGCCACGGCAAGGGGCTGGACGCCGACACGCTCGATGGCATGCACGCTGCCGACTTCCCGCAGGTTGGGAAAGTCCAGACCTTCGATGCAATTCCCGGCACGTCGAATCAGGTCCGATGGATCAAGCTGGGCACGCTACCCTGGCGTGGCGCTGCGGCGAGCATCCTGATGCTCGAAATGACCAACGGCGCCATCGGCAGTCCGCGCTATGTGTGGGAGCAGATCGCTGCATCTACCCGCACTTACAGCGAGACGACCACGGTGCTGACACAGCCCCTGGTCGATGCCATGGTCCACCAAACGCGCACGGGCCTTGGCGACGCGCTCGACCGTCCATCCCGATTCGGCCTCACCCTGACCACGGACAGCGCCGGAAAATCCACCGGCGTCGAACTTTGGATGCAGCAACGCGAGTACAACCAGGGCCATGCGGTGCGCGTCGTGAACGCAACGGGCGCAACGTTCAACGGGGTTGGCTCGTATGTAACCACTGAACCGACCGGCATCATCTATGCAACCGCGCAGCCGCTGGCCTACGTCAGCGATTTGCGCAAGGTGATCGACGCGACTGAGAACCGCTGGGGACGCCGGCAAACCTTCGCCCTGGGCGCGTCGCTGGGTGACGATCAAACCATCGAACTCGGGACCGCTGGCGCCGCGTTGCGAGGTACTGCTGCGGGCAGCGTGGTACTGTCGGCCGCCGCCGGTAGCGAGGGTGGCTTCGTCTACCTGCGCCCCAACGGCAACACCAGCACAGCCGGCCAGCTGGTGGTCTACAAGACCGGCGTGGCGGAGATGGCGGGCGCGCGCATCGGAGCCGCCTCGGGTGACGGCAGCCTTCTGCTTGAGCTGTATTCCCAGCGCCCTTGGCAATTTAAGCAGGCTGGGGTCGATGGCAATACGGCGCTGGAACTCCACGACTCCACCGGCGGCAAGGAGTTCCGCCTGACCAACACCGCGAACTCCAGCAGAATCACCTTTAACCCGACGGGGAGCTGGATCGTCGCAGCTGACTTCCGAGGCAAGCTGAGCGGCAATGCTGACACGGCCACCAAGATTTCCACTCCGCGTGCAATCAATGGAACCAGTTTTGACGGAACGAGTGGGATTACTACGAACACTTGGGGCACCGCCCGGACAGTTCAGATCGGCAATGCTGCCAAGTCGGTAAACGGCAGCGCGAATGTCGCGTGGACGCTTTCCGAAATAGGCGCTGCCTCGGAAACTGATCTTGCCGCACGCGTGACCTTTGCGCCCCGAAGCCAGGACGGCAGTGGTTGGCTGGCCGCTTTTGACACCTATCGCTCTCACCTTCGCAGCGCCGCAGTCGATGATTCGATGCCGTCGGCGTACACGAATGCCGTTTCGTTGCCGACCTACGACAATGCGCGGGGCTTGGCAGTTGCGGCCAGCTTTACGAGCGCAAATCGTTTCTGGATGCGGTCCCGCCACGACTCATCCGGTAGCACCGCTGAGACCCGCTGGAAGCCGTGGGCCGAGCTTTGGACGAACGCCAACTTCACACCAGGCGAGAAGCTCGACCGTGCCGGCGGCAGCATGAGCGGAACCCTGATCTTTGAAGCTTCGAGTGCTTTGCGCTTCAGGGCCGCAACCCCGACGTACTTCCAAGGTCAAGAGGGAGCCGGCGACAACATTCTGAATTTCACTCGCAACGGGAATTCCGATTACACGGTGAACGTGTTCGGGTCGCTCACCGTGGGTGGCGAGCGCGTATGGCACACCGGAAACTTCGTGCCCAGCTTGAAGGCCAACCGTATCCCCGGACAGGTCATCATGTTCGCGGGTAAGGCTGCCCCGGCTGGCACGTTGCTGTGCAATGGCGCCGCTGTGTCACGGACCACCTACGCGGACCTGTTCGCTGCCATTGGCACGCTCTATGGCGCCGGCGATGGCAAGACCACCTTCAATCTACCTGCGATGGCTGACGGCACCGTCGTGACGCACACGAACAACGCGGAGGCCGTTGGCGGCTCTACTGCCGGTGAAGTTATCCGCCACGCTCACACCGCCAGTTCGACCAGCGCCGGCACGCACAGCCATACGATTAGCGTCGGCGCAGGTGGCGCGCACTCGCACGGTGCTAGTGCAAGCGGCGTGGGCGATCACGCTCACGGCGCGTGGACTGATTCCCAGGGTCATCACGCGCATACCGGCGGAACCTCTGCAGTAGGCGACCACCAGCATTTGACGGCGTTCGCCGAGGCCGGCATCACCTATCCCTGGGGTGCAGATTACGGACAGCACGCTGGCTCGAAGGGCAATGCGGACTACGACAACCCTTGGCCGAACACCAGTCCCGCAGGCGCTCACTCGCATAGCTTCACCACCGATGGCGCGGGCGCACACGCGCACAACATCGGAATGAACGGTGCAGGCGCCCACTCGCACGATATTTCCGTCGCGCAGGTTGGTGACCACGGCCACAGCGCTACGGCGGCGGACGGCGGTGCGCATACCCACGGGATCACCGTGGCCAACTCGGGCGGCGACCGCAACCTGCCGGCGGGCCTGCGAATGATCTACTGCATCACGTACTGAGGAACGGAGCATGTCCAACGAACCCCGCTTTGCCCACGCCTTCGACCCGATCACCCGTGCCTACATGGGTCCGGTGCGCCTACAGCCGTCCCCTGACGGTGCCTGGTATCTGCCCGAACGCACCGTCGAAGTTGCCCCTCAGCGAGCGGCTGGCGAGTGCCAGGCGCTCCGCCTTTCTGCGGACGGGAAGCGCTGGGATGTGGTGGCCGACTACCGCAACCGGATGCTGTGGGATACGCGCACAGCGATGCCGGTACCAAACCGGCTCACGCTCGGCGAGAAGCTGCCCGGGGACGTGACGCTGGCTGAGCCGTACCGACTGGATGGCACCACCCCGCAGTGCAATGCGTGGGACGAAGACCAGGGCGCGTGGGTGCTGCAGCCGGACTACAGCGGCCGACCGCTCTGGAACAAGGCAGATGGCACGTTCGCCACATTGGTTCCGCGTGGTCAGTCGCTGCCGCCTTCGGTCACCGACCACGCGCCCCCATCCATCCGCAGCGCTCCCGTCATCTACGACGACGCGGCAGACGCATGGGTCACCGCATTGCCCGCTCAGCCGGAGGATGCGCCGCCGGCGAATCTGAGCTGACGCGGCGACGGTCGCAGCGGCGCGGCACTCGCGCCCGCCGCTGTAGCGGGTCTATCTACCTACCGCGCTACGTGCGCGCGCGAAGGGACGCCGAGAACATGGGGGCATGGATAGCGCGCTGCCCCAACAGATCAACAACCTGCTCCGCGACGGTGTGGTGACCGAGGTCGATCACGCCCAGCACATGTGCCGCGTGCAGACGGGCGAAGCGCACACCGACTTCCTCCCTTGGTTCAGTGCCGCCGCCGGCGAGCTGCGCACCTGGTCGCCGCCGAGCAGCGGCGAGCAGGTTGCACTGCTGTGTTGCGACGGCGACCTGGCCAACGCCATTGTTCTGCGCGGGCTGTACTGCGAGCAGTACCCAGCACCGTCGGCCAACCCGAACCTGACGCTGATCCGGTTCAAGGACGGCGCCGTGGTCAGCTATGACCACGACGCACATGCCCTGTCGGCCGTTCTGCCTGCCGGTGGAACCGTGGCCATCACCGCCGACGGAGGCACCACGATCACCGGCCCGGTGACCATCAAGGGCGCCACCAGCATCGAAGGCAAGGTAACGATCACCGGCAAGGCGGAGGTATCCGACGATGTGGTGGCCGCCGGCATCAGCCTGACCAAGCACAAGCACGCCGGTGTTCAGCCGGGCGGCGGCACCAGCGGGGCGCCGGCATGATCGGAATGGACGGCCGCACGGGCATGTTCAGCGACGACTTGGCGCACCTGCGGCAGTCCATCGCGGACATTCTGACCACCCCCATCGGCTCACGCGTGCAGCGCCGCGAGTACGGCTCGCTACTGCCCGAGCTGATCGACCAGCCGTTCAACGATGAAACCCGGCTGCGTCTGTTCGGCGCCACGGCCACCGCGCTGATGCGCTGGGAGCCGCGCATCAGCCTTACCTGCATCGATCTGGCACACGGCGACGTGGCCGGTTCGTTCGTCCTCGACCTGCAGGGCCAGTTGGCCACACCGAGCGGCGCATCACGCAACACCCGCCTTTCCGTCCCACTCCGCTTCCACACCCCCTAACCGAAGGAGAAGCCCATGGCCGCCAGCGGCTACCACCACGGCGTTCGCGTCATCGAAATCAACGGCGGCGTCCGGCCGATCCGCACTGTATCCACTGCCGTGATCGGCGTCGTCTGCACGGGCGAAGACGCCGACAAGGACGCCTTCCCGCTGGATCGCCCGGTACTGATTACCGACGTACTGAGCGCGGTCGGCAAGGCCGGCAACACCGGCACCCTGCGCGCCACCCTGCAGGGCATCGCCGACCAGGGCAACCCGATTGTGGTGGTGGTGCGTGTGGCCAGCGCCAGCAACGACACCGACACCACCGCGAAGGTCATCGGCGGCGCCAATGGCGGCAGCTACACCGGCCTTCACGCGCTGCTGGTTGCACAGGCACAGCTGGGCGTGCGTCCGCGCATCCTGGGCGCGCCGGGACTGGACACCCAGCCGGTGACCGCCGCCATGATCCCCGTCGCCAAGAAGCTGCGCGCGATGATCTACGCCAGCTGCGCTGCCAGCGCCACGGTGTCGGAAGCCATCGCCTACCGCGAGCAGTTCTCGGCCCGCGAGCTGATGCTGATCTATCCCGACTTCATGGCGTTCAACACCGCCACCGCTTCGACCGGCATGGCGTACGCCGTCGCCCGTGCGCTGGGCGTGCGCGCCATGACCGACCAGCAGCAGGGCTGGCACAAGTCCATCTCCAATGTGCCCGTGGCAGGCGTTACCGGCATCAGCCGCGACGTGCATTGGGATCTGCAGGACCCCAACACCGACTCAGGTCTGCTCAATGCCGGCGACGTGACCACCCTCATCAACTCCAACGGATACAAGTTCTGGGGTTCGCGCACCTGCAGCGCTGACCCGTTGTTCCAATTCGAGACGGCCACCCGCACGGCACAGATTCTCGCTGACACCATTGCCGAGGCGCAGGAAATCTACATCGACAAGCCGCTGCACCCGACGTTGGTCCGCGATCTGCTGGAGAGCATCAATGCCAAGTTCCGCGAGCTGGTCTATGCCGGCTACGTGATCGGCGCCAGTGCCTGGTACGACGCCGGCGCCAATGCGGCGCAGTCGCTGGCCAGCGGTGAGCTGGTGATCGACTACGACTACACCCCGGTACCGCCGCTGGAAAGCCTGCAGCTGAACCAGCGCATCACCGACCGCTTCTTCGCCGATTTCCCGGCCCGCATCAGCGGCTAAGGCCGCATAAGGAAACTCTGCCATGGCTCTGCCCAGCAAGCTGAAAAACCTCAACCTGTTCAACGACGGCCTGAGCTACATCGGCCAGGTCACCGAGTTCAAGCTGCCCACTCTGACCCGCAAGATGGAGGAGTACCGCGCCGGCGGCATGCTCGGCCCCATCGACATCGACCTGGGCCAGGAAAAGATCGAGGCCGAGTGGAAGTGCGGCGGCCTGATGCTCGATGTGCTGCGCCAGTACGGCGCCGTCTCCCACAACGCGGTGCAGCTGCGCTTCGCTGGCGGCTACCAGCGTGAGGACAGCGGCGAGGTGGATGCGGTCGAGATCGTCATCCGCGGCCGCCACACCGAAATCGACGCCGGCACCGGCAAGGTCGGCGACGACACCGAGTTCAGCGTCAAGACCTCGGCCAGCTACTACAAGCTGAGCGTCAACGGCCGCACTGAAATCGAAATTGACCTGGTCGGCATGGTCTTCATGGTCAACGGCGTTGACCGCCAGTCTGACCTGCGCCGCGCCATCGGCGCCTGATCCCTTTCCCCATTGCCCGGCCGCTTCGACGGCTGGGCCAACCCTGTGAGAGACGCACAATGAACACCGAATCCAACACCACCACTGCTGCCGACGAAACCACCGACCCGAACGTGATCGTGCTGGAAACCCCAATCCAGCGCGGCGACCAGGTGATTCGCTCGGTTCGTCTGCGCAAGCCGAATGCCGGCGAACTGCGCGGCCTCAAGCTGCACGAACTGGCGCAGATGGATGTGACCGCACTGGTGACCCTGCTGCCACGTATCAGCCAGCCGCTGCTGACGCAGCATGACGCGGCCAAGCTCGAACCGGCCGACCTGGTCGAAGTTTCCCGCGTTGTCGGTGGTTTTTTCGAGCCGAAGGCGACGAAGGAATCCCAGCCTGCGTAGAGGATCTGATGGCCGATATCGCGGTGATCTTCTCCTTCACCCTCACCGAGCTATCGGCTCTCTCCCTGTCTGAACTCATCCAGTGGCGCCAGCGCGCCTATGAACGAAGTGGAGCCCAGCAGTGATACAGTCCGCCCATGGACACCATCCTTTTCCTCGCCCTGGCGGCGTTACTGCTGTGTGCAGTTGGCGCTCTGCTGGTGTGGGCGGTCAGCACAGCATGCCGCTTCCTGGCGGCGCTGGTAGCCGATCCCACGGACACCACGGCGCCGTAGTACGCGCATCGGTTGTCGTCGCATGAGCGGCGGCAACCTTCGCCTGCAGGTGGTGCTTGAAGCGCTCGACCGCGCCAGCGCCCCGTTCAAGAAGGTCATGGCCGGCAGCAAGGGCCTGTCCACCGCTCTGCAGGAACAGCAGGCCAACCTTCGCCGCCTCAATTCGGCCCAGCGCGACGTTGCCGCCTATCGCCAGCAGCAGCAGGCGGTGCGCGCCACCGAACAGAGCCACCTGGCCGCGCAGCAGCGCGTCGCCGCGCTGGCCCGCCAGATCAAAGAGGCCGGCACGCCTACCCGCAGGCTGAGCCGTGAGTTCGCACAGGCCAAGGCTGCCGCCGGTCAACTCAAGGGCCAGCACCAACAGCAGTCGGTAGAGCTGCAGCGCCTGCGCGGCAGTCTGGACCGTGCCGGCATCAGCACGCGGCAGCTGGGGACACATGAGCGCAAGCTGCGCGGCGAGATTGCCGCCGCCTCTGCGCAGATGGATGCCCAGCGCACGCGTCTGGCCGCGCTCGATGCTGCGCAGGCCCGTAGCCGCAAGATCCACAGCGCCGGCATGAACGCTGCCGCCCATGGCACCGGCGTGGCGCTGGCCGCGTTCGGCGCGCTGCGTGCGCAGACGCTGCCCATCGCGCAGGCCATGAGCTTTGAGTCGGCCATGGCCGACGTGAAGAAGGTGGTGGACTTCGACACCTCGGACGGCTTCGAGAAGATGGGCCGGGACATTGAGGAACTGTCGCGGCGCCTGCCCATGGTGCCCACCGATATCGCCAAGATCGTCGCGGCCGCTGGCCAGGCCGGCATCGCCAGCAACGAACTGACCCGATTCGCCGAGGACGCGGCGAAGATGGGCGTGGCCTTCGACACCACGGCCGAGGACGCCGGCCAGACGATGGCCACATGGCGTACCGCGTTCCGCATGGGTCAGGACGACGTTGTCGTGCTGGCCGACAAGATCAACTACCTGGGCAACACCGGCCCGGCCAGCGTCCAGAAAATCAGCGAGGTAGTGAACCGGATCGGCGCGCTGGGCGAGGTCGCTGGCCTCGGCAGCGGCCCCCTGGCGGCGCTGGGCGCCACTGTTGCCGGCATGGGCATCGAGTCCGAAGTGTCGGCCACGGGCATCAAGAACATGCTGCTCACGCTGTCTTCGGGCGATGCGGCCACGAAACGGCAGGTAGAGTCGTTCGAGAAGCTGGGGCTGAAAGCTGGTGATCTGGCGCAGGCCATGCAGAAGGACGCCGGCGGCGCGATCCTCGACGTGCTGGAAAAGCTGAAGAAGCTGCCCAAGGCCGAGCAGGCGGCGACGATGACCCAGCTGTTTGGCCGCGAGTCAATCGGTGCGATCGCGCCGCTGCTGACCAACCTCGATCTGCTGAAAGAGAACATCGGCAAGGTCACCGACGCCCAGAAGTACGGCGGCTCAATGAACGCTGAGTACGCTGCGCGTGTGGGCACGGCCGAGAACGGCCTGACGTTGCTCAAGAACAGCGCGACCGTGCTTTCCCAGCGCCTGGGCAAGACCCTGCTGCCGACGGTCAAGGAACTGGCCGCGCGCGTGGCCAAGGTCGCCGACCGGATGGCCGAATGGGTCACGAAGAACCCGCAGCTGGTGGCCACCATCGCCAAGCTGGCCATCGGCGGTACCGCCCTGGCCACCGCGCTCGGCGGCCTGCTGATGGCTGGTGGCGTCGGTGCCATGGCGCTGACGCAGATCCACAAGGGCGTGATGCTGCTCAGCGGCGGCGGCGGCATCGGCCGGCTGATCGGCCAGGTGCTGTCGCTGGGTGGCCGGGCGTTCCCGATGCTGCTCAATGTTGGCCGCATGCTGCTGCCGCTGCTGGGTGGTATCAGCCTGCCGGTGCTGGCCATCGGCGCCGCCGTGGCCGTTGTTGCCGCGCTGGTCTGGAAATACTGGGAGCCGATCAAGGCTTTCATGATCGGCGTGTGGCAGGGCGTGCTGGATGTGGTCAACCCGATCATGGCCGAGCTGATGACCGCGCTGGAGCCGCTGGGGCCGGTGTGGGCGCAGGTGTCCGATGCCATGGGCAAAGCCTGGGCGTGGGTGCAGAAGCTGTTCACCCCGTTCAAGGCCACCAGCGAGCAGCTGCAGGGCGCCACCACCGCCGGTCGCGGTTTCGGTCAGGTGCTGGGCCAAGTGCTGACCGTCAACCTGCGCATGGCCGTTGCCGCCGTTGGCTGGCTGGTCAAGGCGTTCACCTTCATGCTGCCCATCATCAAGAATGCCGTCGGCGGCGCGTGGACCTACCTGCAGGGCGCATGGCAGCTGATCGTCGGCCTGTTCACCCTCAACGGTGACAAGATCCGCTCGGGCCTGTCCGCCATGTGGGCCGGCGCCAATCAGATCCTGCTCGGCTGGCCGGCGAAGATGATGCAGGCCGGCATCGACATGGTGCAGGGGCTGGTCAACGGCATCGTATCCAAGGGCAGCGCGGCGATGGATGCGGTGGCAAGCATCGCCTCTGGCGTGATGGATCGCTTCAAGGGTCTGCTGGGTATTCACAGCCCATCGCGCGTGTTCGCGCAGTTCGGTGACTTCACCATGCAGGGGCTGGCCGGCGGCATCGACCGCAGCCAGGGCGAGCCGCTTCGGCAGGTCACCAGCCTCGGCGACCGCATCACGCAGGCCGGCGCCGGCATGGGCGAGCGCATGCAGCAGGCGGGAGTCGGTGACGCCGGCGCCTCGGCCAGCCGTCTTGATGAACTGCGCGAGCGGCGCATTGCCCGCGCCGGCGCCAATGCCGATTCCGAGCGCACGACCGCCAGCAGAGACCGTCTGCGTGCGGCAGCGGGCGCGGGCGAACGTATGTTGCTGATCGGCGGCAGCATGGCCCAGCGCATGCAGCCCACCGGTAGGGACGGCACTACCCCGCCCTCCCGTCTGGACGAACTGCGCGAACGGCGCATCGCGCGGACGGCCACCAGCGCCGACACCGCACGCGCCACGGCCAGCCGCGACAGACTGCGCCAAGCATCGGCCGGATTCGCCCTGGGCGCGGCTGCGCTGCCCGTCATGGCCGCTGCCGGCCCGGTGATGGCCCCGGCGGCTGCACAGGCCGCAGAACGCAGCACAGGCCCTTCCAGCTACACCATCAACGTTCACCCGCCTGCAGGTGCCGACTCTCGCGAAATTGCGGATCTGGTGCGGCAAACCATTGAACAGATCGAGCGCGAAAAGGCCACCCGGCGCGGTGCCCGGCTCAGCGACTGAGGACCACCACCATGATGATGACCTGGGGCACGTTCGTGTTCTCCCTCTCCACCGCCGCCTACGGCGAACTGCAGCGTCAGATGACGTGGCGCCACGCCAGCAGCGAGCGCGTCGGCGCCCGTGCGGCACGCCAGTACGTCGGCCCGGGTGATGACACCATCAGCCTGCAGGGCACCATCGCCGGCGAGCTGGTGACCGATCTGCAGGTGCTGGACAAGCTGCGCGAGCTGGCTGACCAGGGCAAACCGCAGGCGATGGTCGAGGGCACCGGTCGCGTTTACGGCGCCTACCTGCTGACCAGCCTCAGCGAGACGCGGCGCGAACTCTTCAGCGACGGCACACCGCGCTTGATCGACTTCCAGATGCAGCTGGAACGCGACGACGATGGCGCCAGCGAGGCCGTCGCATGAGGGCCACGCCATATCCGATTCCCGCATGGCGGGTGATGCTGGACGGGAAGGATCTGACCGACCGGTTGGCGCCGCGCCTGCTGGATCTGTCGCTGACCGAGAGCCGTGGCGACGAAGCCGACCAGGTGGATCTGCGCGTGCATGACCATGACGGGATGCTTGCCCTGCCGCGTCGGGGCGTCACCCTGCAGGTGGCCATTGGCTTCGAGGGTAGCGGCCTGTTCGACAAGGGCACCTTCAAGGTGGACGACGTGGAACACGCCGGCTCCCCTGACATCATTACCATTCGCGCGCGCTCCGCTGACCTGACCGGAGCTGTTCGCCGCCGCCGCGAACGCAGCTGGCACGACACCACCCTGGGCGACATTCTCGGCGCCATCGCCGGTGAGCATTCACTACGCCCATCCATCGCCACGGATCTGGCCAGCGTGGCAATTCCTCACCTCGACCAGGCCAACGAGAGCGATATCAACTTGCTGACGCGCCTCGGCAAACGCTTCGATGCCGTGGCCACGGTCAAAGCGGGCACGCTGATCTTTGCGCCCATCGGCGCTGGCACAACGGCCAGCGGCCAACCGCTGCCCGGCGTGCAGATCACGCGCGCATCCGGCGACCAGCACCGCTACAGCGTCGCCGACCGTGAGAAGTTCACCGGCGTGCGTGCCTACTGGGGCGACCGCAGGGCAGCACGGCGCACGGGTGTGCTGGTGGGCACGTCCGATAACGAGAAGAAGCTGCAGGCGACCTATGCCACCGCGCAGGAAGCACGGCAGCACGCAGAGGCGGAGTTCAAGCGGCTGGATCGGGGCACCGCGCAGCTGAGCTACCGGTTGGCCGTTGGCCGCGCGGATATCTACCCCGAGCAGACGGTTACAGTCAGCGGGTTCAAGCCCGAGATTGATGGCACCGATTGGCTGGTGGCCAAGGCCACGCACTCAATCGATGGCGGCGGCGGCTTTACAACGGCGCTTGAATTGGAGCGAGGCGGCTGAGCCGCCTAGATAGTTTCCAACCGTCGCGCGTCCGCCGCGCTGAGCGCTACCGATCTCTAAAACGGTCACTGAGTTCTTCGATGTGCTCCCAGAGAGCGTCATCCTGTCGCGCAATCTGACCGCGAATGATGAGCGTCTGATTGATGAAGTTGCAGTACTTCTCCAAGGCGGCAGCCTCATTCTTCTCCTGCTCTAGCGACCGCAGACGTTCCCTCCACTTGGGAACCGGATCAGAGGCGAATGTCGGTTTGTAGTGCGCCCTGAGCCATGCCGCCAGAGCGGGACCGAATGCAGGTTTCCCGCCGAATCCATTCTCCTGGGCGTACCGCACGCCCTCCTCAGAGAACGCCATAGGCCAAATCTGAGCTTCGATTACCGCCGCATCTCTCGTATTGCATTGAGTAAGAGTTTCGTGCTGTACATAGGAGTTGATCTGTTCGTCTGCCAGCTCAACCGCATTCGCCATATCCCGTGCAAGATCCGCAATCAAGCTAGGCCTCATGCTGCCGGCGACAACCTTCAACCTTTCCCATGCTCTATCGAATGCGTTATCTGGAGTCCATAGAGACCATGCGAACTCGCTTGCCCCCAAGTACTTCGCCACTCGGTGCGACATCTCTTCGTCACCGGACGACCAGGTCTTCGGCTTGTAACGACTCAGAAGATCGCAACAAGTACGGAAATAGAAATTGGCCAGTGAGTGAAGAATTCCCTCGTGCCTCAAGCCTGCATGATAGGAACTATTGCGAAATGAATGCAGCCAGTTGATGGATTGGGCGATAGGCGTCGTCAGAAGGCCGGTCTGCAATGCGAGCGAAACTTTTGCGTCGAACTTGGGCCCCAATGCAGATGCGAGTACCTTTGGATTGATCTGGGGCTTTCCTGATTTGGCCCACATATTTGAGGATGCGTTCTGATCCAATGCATGCCGATGTAGCGTTAGTTCAACGACATTGTCCACCAGCATGATCGCGAAGCGATCAAAGTTCCTGTCCTTCAACGCCAGCTGATCTAAGGCCAGATCAAGTTGATCGATATGGTCATAGAGCATCTGACGCAATGGAATGTGACGTCCTCTTGCACCCGCTATCTCGGTCATTCTGACTTCCTCTTGTGATCCGACGCGTGCGAACACTCAGCGGAATAGTAGCGCTTGTATGCCACAGTTCTGCCGTCGATGATCCTGCACATTGTGACCCTGCCCAGACTGCGGAGGCACCGATGCCTGCGCATCCGTAAGCCTAGTTCAAGTGACTGGACCATGGCGCCGCGCAGCTGAGTTATCGGATGGCCGATGGCCATGCAATAGCTGCCCGAAGCAGGCGGTCACAGGCAAAGGCTTCACGCTTGAGATTGATGTCCACGACTGGTGGTTGATCAACCCACACACACACCATCGACGGCAGCGGCGGCTTTCTCACTGCCCTGGAGCTTGAGCGTGGCGGCGACAGCGCGCCCTTAGAAGTCGCTCAATAGCCCAGCGGATCAAGCTGGCCTTCAGGTATCGCACTGCGACGCCTGCGGCGAGAAACAACGCCGCCTTGGGCAGCGAGGAACCCGCTGCAACGTCGACCATCGGCAGAGCCATGGACACTTCCCAGATCGACAACGCAAGCAATGCAGTGGACAAAGGGCGCCCCGTTTCCGAGGGCGCCCTTTCTGTCACCGCCGGTTCGGCGCGATGATGCTCCGCGTGTGGACACTGCATCTGCACGTCACCCGTGAATACCTGGCCGATCACGGCTCCTTCAAACACGGTATGACCACTGCACACGCACGCTGGCACACCACACTTCACCTTTTCACCACAACTCATAGTCCGTTACACCGTATTGCGCGCCCCCAGCGGACGCCTTTTGCGGTGTGGTTAGCGGCCTGAATAGAGCGCGGCGTAAGCGTTATCGGCTGGGTTTCTTTGATGCTTTAGCGGCCTTGACAACAACTTTCTGTCCGCGCATGTCTACATCGCCACTGAATTGCTGGCCGATGCTGGTGTTCTCAAAGGTGGTACGGGGTGCAGCCTCCGCCGCCGGCGCGGTTCCGCTAAGTGCGCTAAGCGCGGCCGCACGTGCCGAAGGTGACGCTTTGCGCCACGCGTCGAGCAGATCCGCATCCGCTTCGGACAGTCGATCACGACGCCCGACCATCACATAAGTCAGATCCATGCCCAGACCATCGGCGGCCACGAAGTACGCGCCGCCGGGCAGATGTGCGTCTTGCTCGAACAGGATCTGCGTGCGCTTGGCAACACCGCAGGCCAGTCCCATGGCCTCTTGGGACAAGCCCAGTCGTTTCCGTTCTTCTTTCAGGCGATTACCTACAGACACGCAATTTCCCCTTGACAGGTGCAGTTAACTTCACCAACATTTCACCTAGAAATACACAGGGGAAACGGAATGAAGGCCGAACGAAGTACCGCAGCGCTGCGCACAGCCGAACAAGCCCGTCAGTGGCTCATCGACATGGGCCTGTCCGTCCCCGCGTTTGCGGAGCAGCACGGACTGGACCGGCACGCGGTGAACAACGCTCTTCGCGGAACCAGCAAGTGCCGAATCGGCAAGACCCACCTCGCTGCGGTTGCGCTCGGCATGAAAGCCGTTGCTGATTCTCACACAGATTCACCCGTTTCCACCCGCATTCGCGCGGTCAAGAAGACCGCCAGCAAAGCCCCGGTTAAGAAGACGGCTGCGAGGAAGGCAAAGAAGGGACGGGACCAGGCATGAGCGCAACAGTCAGCCAGCGCGCTGTTTTCTGCTGCCCTGCCTGCAATGCGCGGCTGGTGAAACGCACCAGTGCGTTGCAGCACCCGTTTCTGCGGACTGATGCCTACGTCTGTCCGAATCCGATGTGTGGTGCTACCTACACCGGCAGTTCGGAACTGACCAACGTGGCCAGCCCCAGCGGCCTTCCCAGCGCTCCAGCCTGCGAGCTGCCGCCGACACCCAACTACCAGCGCACGATGCTGCAGACGCGCTGGAAGCAGGACCAGGGCGAACTGCAGGCCGACTGGATCGACGCAATCGAATCCCGCGCCCCCGACGGCGAACAGCCCTCGGTCTGATTCACCTTTCCCCTTCCACCACCAACTGACCTGGCGCCATCTGGCGCCAGCTAGGGAGTGCTGCGCCTGTGATGCGCCACAAGACTCAATTTGACGGATGGTCCTCGGCAATGGAGCCGAGTTTCGTCACTGCTCCGGTGCGTATCGAGTACGTGCCCTATGCGCAGAAGCAGCGCGACGCTGCCGAGCTTCGCGCCTTGGTCAAAGCCCACATTGAACGTGGCGGCGCCTACCTGGTGCTACCGTCGTACGCTGATGCACAGGTGTGCGCATGAACCTGTCCGCAGCCGCACCTAATTTGCATGGTTCTACACAGTTTTACTTGACTTCCCCAAGGACGGGGAGCAGGATCTGCGCCAAGGAGCTTAAGAACTCCGAGGATACAGCGGCATCCGCGCCCGTCAGCATCGCGGTTTTTTTGCGCCTGCATTACGAGCGCACCGACGTTTTTCTGCGTCGGGAGGCGGCAGCGATACAACACCCGCAAGGGGAAAGCTGTCGGCCGGTCTGTATCCCGGTTCTTAACCTCCCGACTTCCTCGGTGGGGCGCTTAAGAACGTCTCCCCGAGTTCAATTCTCGGATACAGGAGACGTCTCCATGCCTCATGGCGCCCCTTCCACGCCCGGCAACCCTGCTGCGCGTCAGCTTGCACTCGCCTTCGGCCTGATCGCCGACACCCTCGAATGGCCCAACGAAGCGTATCAGGCATTCATTACCCGCCTGCTCGCCGTCGGTCTGTGCCCGCTCGCAATCACCCTGGGCGACGTGCTTGTCGCCTACAACGCGACCTGTGGCACCAATGGCGGCGCGCCTAGCACCGACGACAAGGCGGTCCACTGATGGCGCCCCCTACCAATGTCGTCATCCCTGAGCCGTCTCTGCGGCCGGTCATCGTGCTGGAAACCCAGATCCCGGGGTTTGGCCTGCGCGCATCCTTCGACCAGCGCGGAGTGCTGTTCCTTGCGCTGATACACATCGAGTCTGACGCCGCCGCCACCGTGTCGGCTCACAACTCACAGAATGTGCTGCGCGCCGCCACCGAGGGTATCCAGACCGGAACCGTGGTCTATCTGCTCGCCAAGGGCGAGGCCGACCGGTTCTTCATTTGGCTACGCACCGGCGACAGCTATCCGGGCGGGGTGAACTGATGGCGAGCCGCAACGGGCACACACCGCCGTTCCGCAACCCGGCGCCGCCCGATTCCGAGGATCGCGGTGACCAGGTAATCAGCCTTGAGGACTACCTGCGCCTGTGTCGCATCGCAGCAGCGGCCGAACTGCTGGCCAAGCTGCCGAGCGAGGCGGCAAAGATGCTGGAAATCGAGGCTGACCACACCTCAGCTGTCGCGCAGTACATGGCCGAAGACCTCGCCGCGATCCTCGGCAGGTCCCGCCCCGCAGTCGAGTAGCACCCCACCCTCACCGCGGCAGCGCGCCAACGCCGCCGGGGGTGGTCAGGAGAGAACCATGCAACACCACCGCACCGCCGCTCACGCGGCGAACGAAGGCTAAGCCGCCATGCAAGAAGAAATCCACCAACAGGTTCTGTCGCGCATCCAGCGCGACTATGGCCTTAAGCACCGCAGCGGCACCGAGTACATGCGCGGGGGCAAGTGCCCCCACTGCGGCAAGAAGGAGCTATACACCAGCTACGAGAAGCCCTGGGTGCTGCGCTGCGGCCGACAGGCTAAGTGCGGGCAGGAAGTGCGCGTGCGCGACCTCTACGACGACCTGTTCGACGACTACTCCAAGAGCAACCCGCAGACGCCGCAGGCGCCGCATGCAGCGGCCGATGCGTACCTGGCCACCGCCCGCGGATTCAGCGTCAAGCCGTTGAAGGGGCTCTACACCCAAGAGGACTACTACGACCGCGCGAAGCGCCAGGGCACGGCCACCGTCCGCTTCCCGCTGGTGAAGGGAGGCTGGTGGGAACGACTCATCGACCGGCCCCATCGGTTCGGCAAGATGAAGGCCCGGTTTGCGCCCGGCGAGAGCTACGCTGGGGTGTGGTGGGGCGCGGCCGCTCAGGACCAACTGCGCACCGCCCGCGAAGTCTGGATCGTGGAGGGCATCTTCGACGCCATCGCCCTCCTGCAGCGCGGCATCTGCGCCGTAGCGGCCATGTCGAGCAACGCCTATCCCGAGCAATCCCTCAAGGAACTGAAAGCCGCCCGTCCGGGCGATCTGCCGGTGCTGGTGTGGGGATTGGACAACGAGCCGGGCGCCCGCGCCTACACGGTCAAGCACGCGCGCCGGGCCGAGAAGCTGGGCTATCGCTGCATCGCTGCGCAGATCGAGCAGGTCGGCGACAAGAAAACCGATTGGAACGACCTGCACCTGCGCGCACAGGCGGCGGAGGACGACCAAGCACAATGGCAGGCCGATCTGGACCTGGCACGCCACAACGGTGCCGTGCTGATGGCACGCACGGCCGTGGACAAGGGGCTGGTCATTTACCAGCGCGAGCAGAAGACCGAGTTCCACATTGAGTTCGCCTCGCGCCTGTTCTGGTTCGAGTTCGACGCTGTGCGCTTCGACAAGATGATGCGAGAGAAGAACCCCGACGACGAAGAGAGAGCCGTCAGCGAAGAGACCGAAGCCAAGATCCGGCGCGCGTGTGCATCGGTGCAGCAGATCGCCAACTGCTACCCCGAAGCCCTCTACTTCCAGCGCCACGAAGCCACCGACGAAAGCTGGTACTACTTCCGCGTTGACTTCCCGCACGACGCACCGTCGGTCAGGGGCACGTTCACCGGCGCTCAGGTGGCCAGCGCGACCGAGTTTAAGAAGCGAATCATCAGCCTCGCGCAGGGCGCCGTATTCAGCGGCAGCGGCCAGCAGTTGGACCGAATGATGGAAGACCAGCTGTTCAACATCAAAAAGGTCGATACGGTCGATTTCGTCGGCTACAGCCCTGACCACAAGGCGTACATCTTCCCCGACCTGGCCGTGCGTGCGGGCGAGGTGACCCTTGCAAATGCCGAGGACTATTTCGAGTTCAACAAGCTGCGTATCAAAACCACACAGAGGTCAATCCGTATGGACATTCAGCGTGACCATGAGCAGTACACCAGCCAGTGGCTGGAATGGCTGTGGATGTGCTTCGGCACGCACGGCGTTGTCGCTCTGACGTTCTGGTTTGGCTCCCTGTTCGCCAACCAGATCCGCAGCACGCACAAGTCTTTCCCGTTCTTGGAGGCCACCGGCGAGGCCGGCGCCGGCAAAACCACGCTGCTCAACTTCCTATGGAAGCTGCTGGCCCGCGCCGACCACGAGGGCTTCGACCCTGCCAAGTCGACCAAGGCCGGCCGCGCTCGCGCCATGGGCCAGATTTCCGGCATGCCCATCGTGCTGCTGGAGGCCGACCGCAGCGACAGCACCGATAAGGCACACGCCAAATCGTTCGAGTGGGACGAACTCAAGGACTACTACGGCGGCGGCACCCTGGCCACGCGCGGCGTACGTAACGGCGGCAATGAAACCTACGAGCCGCCCTTCCAAGGAACCATCGTCATCAGTCAGAACGCGGCCGTAGACGGCAGCGAAGCCATCCTGACGCGCATCGTCAAACTGCATTTCAAGAAGCCGACCGCGACAACCGAGAGCCGACAGGCCGCCGACAACCTCAATGCGCTGCCGGTGGAAAAGTTGAGCTACTTCCTGCTCGCAGCGCTCAAGGCGGAAACTGCCGTGATGGAGAAGTTTGCCGAGCGCGTGAAGTTCTACGAGGCCCGGCTGCGTGAGGACAGGGAATTGCGCGTAGAGCGCATCATCAAGAACCACGCGCAGATGCTGGCATTGCTGGACGCTCTGCGGCTGGTGGTCGAACTACCAGAACACATGGTGCGCGAGACCCGAGACGCCCTGGTCAAGATGGCCATGCAGCGCCAGGACGCCATCGGCGCCGACCACCGCATCGTCTCCGAATTCTGGGATGCGTTCGAGTACATCGAGATGCAGACCACCGGCGAAAAGCGAGCGGTGCTGAATCATTCTCGCGATGACAACCGTATCGCCATCAACCTCAATGAGTTCATTCAGAAGGCCGGCTACTTCGGCCAGCAGGTGCCTGACATTGGCGACCTGCGTCGGCTCCTGGTCGAGTCGAAGCGGCATAAGTTCGTCAGCGCCAACACCGCAGTGAACAGCGCTATCCGATGCACCCCATCGCTCAGCACCACCGTGAAGTGCTGGGTATTCCAGAAGTAAGACCCGAAGCAACAGCAAAGGCCCGGCGGGGAGTGCGCCAACACCGCCCCCAAGGCCATCCACCAACGAAGTTCAGGAGAGAACCATGCAACAGATGATAGGCAAAGCCATGACCACCCTCGCAAAGTCGCTGGATTCCAGCACCGGACCCGGAGCGGAGGCTAGCACGGGTGTGCATAACTGTGTGAATGCTGGTTGCGGCGGGGATTCCGACGCGAGCGCGACGATCACGCTCCACGTCACCCACAATCGCGTGATCGCTACTGCGATGCTGAACATGGGGTCGCCCAAGATCGCGCAGTGCGTGTTCGAGCGCCGGAAGGGGAGCCCAAAGGGCTGGCAGCTGGTGAAGGGAACCGACTTCAACGACGAGACCAGCTGGATTTCGCCCGAGCTTGCCGACCTGGCCAGCCGCGTGCCCTTCCCCTACGAGGTGGCGAACATGCTGCCCGGCAAGCGGGCTACGGCCGCTGCCGTGGCGCAGGCCGCGCAGGAAATGGCCAATGGCTGATTTCATCGCCCTGCTGGCCATGTGCGTGCTTCTGCCGGTCGCCGGCGCCACGCTGCTCAAAATGTGGCAGACGCGGCCGCCTCGGCGCCGTCATAGCGGCTTGGCCGTGGGCCAGATTCCGCAGCCGCTGCGCCGCCGCGCTCCCATGGCCGTGCGTCGGGGGGTGGCCCATGTCTGAATTGATGACCCGCGACCCCGGCAGGCACTGCCCGGACTGCGGCCAGACCGGCGTCCTCGACTACACGAACGTTCCGGCATCGGTGCGGACGTACAGCCGTGAGGATGGCAACTATTCGGACCACAACGGCCCGTCCCGCGACTATGAGTGCCGGAACTGCGGGCCACGTTCACGCTTACCGGCTGGGAGGCTTCACATGGCTGATATCGACGCCGCCCGCCGGTTCCTCGCCGCTGAGTTCGAGAGTGCCGGCCTGCCTCACCTCGCCGGCAGCATCCTGGCGGGCACCAGCCCCTTTGGCCAGGGCACGTACATCGCCGCTGTTGCGGCCGCGCTGGCAGCGCCCTGTGAGGCCTGTGGCTGCGCGAAGGAGGCCACCCGTGGGTAACGCCGTCTGCCCGCCAAAGGCTCGCGCCATCATCACCGCGCTGCGGGAGGCCGCATGACACAGCGACAGAAGACACCAGCGCGCACACTCCCCGCCTGCCCCGATAGCCACCCCGCGCGGTACATCCATGATCTACGCCGCGAGGGCGCCGGCGGTGGCCACCTCATCGAATGCCGTTGCAGCACCACGGCGAAGCACCCGACGTTCGACCTGGCGTGGGCGCACTGGCACAAGCAACACGGCCTGCAGCCGACCGCCGCGGCGGTGGAGGAACCCTTGCCGAGCAACGTGTTACAGATGAAATTGTTCGCCGCAGGGAGGGCGTGAGCATGGCGCAGATCCTGCACTTCACAGACCTGCAGCGGATTTGCGCTCCCGACGGCCCTCCCCCAAGGGCCGTCACCGTCCGCCGCTGGGCAGACAGGGAAGGCATCCGCTACAAGTACGACCGCCGAGGCGGAATCTGGACCACCCTCGACGCGGTGAACGCGGCGCTGGGGTTGACGGAACCGCAGCACGAAGACGTAAGGGAAGAGGACAACATCTGATGACACGCGGCAGAAAAAGGAAGTTCAACCCAGCCATACCTGGGCACATTGAGCAGGACGCGTTGCCGAAGGGGATCTACTGGCACGACGACCGCTGGTTCGTCTACCAAGATCACCCGGAGGGCGGCCGGCGCGTGAAGCGCACGGTCGCCCACGCAAGCGCGCGACTGTCGGATCTACACGCTATCGTTGAAGAAATGCGCACGGGCTCGGGTCGCGGCACGCTACGCTTCCTCTTCGACCGCTACCACGAATCCAGCGATTTCAAGCGGCTCGCGACGGGCACCCGCAAGAACTACAAGGGCTACGCTGACGTGCTGGCCGACTATGTTCGTCCTGACGGAACCTTGCTGGGATCAATTCAGCTCGACCGCATCACAACTCCCGTCGTGCAGCGGCTAGTGGAGACGTTTGCTGCTGGCCGGCCAGCGAATCGTACCCAGCCCGCTTTGCCGGCGTACCCCAGCAAGGCCAATCATCTGCACCGGTACCTGCGGCTTACCCTGTCCTGGGGTGTCCGAATGGGCTACTGCAAGACCAACCCGGCCAAAGGCGTGCGTCAAGCAAAAGAGCGCGGCGATGCACGTATGCCGTCGCAGGAAGCGTTTCGCGCAGTGCTGGCTTTCGCGCGCGAACGAGGCGTGCTGCCGTCCAATGCCAAGGGCAGCTTTCCCGACTACCTGGCCCCGGTAATGATCCTGGCGTACAGCGTTCGCCTGCGCGGTATCGAGGTCTGCACACTGACCGACGCGCACCGCCAAGTCGAGGGCGTGCATAGCAATCGCCGCAAAGGGTCGCGCGACAACGTGACTGAATGGGATGAAGCGATGATCGAAGCATGGGATCAGCTGTTGGCGCGGCGCCATCGCATCTGGAACCGTAAGGGCCGGATACGCCCTGTTCCACTGCGTGCCAGCGACAGGTTCTTGCTGGTGGAGCGAGGAGGCGACCCCATCACCAAATCCGCCCTCGACAGTGCCTGGCAGCGCTTCATCACCGAAGCTGTTCGCGTTGGGGTGATCACCAAGAGCGAGCGCTTCGCACTGCACGGCCTCAAACACCGGGGCATCACGGATGGCGACAACAAGGCTGCGGGCGGCCACGTTACCGAAACGATGCGGCAGCGCTACGACCATGAACTGCCGGTCGTTCAACCGCCTGGCAGGAGAAGCGCACTTGAGCGTGGAACCACTTAA